GCGGATTGAATTCCCGCTAAAGCGCTTAAAGGATCGATAATCATTTCTTTCTCTCCCACTTAATGCACACAACCCTTCGGTTGTAAACATCACCAGTCCAAGTCCATTTAATACATCGGTACTCTATGGTTGCCGCCAAGAGAAAGGCGATCACGGAAATGCCCAAACAATAATATAACTACAAAAGATTACAAAACCAAGAAGAAGGGCTGCTACTAAAATAGCAAACAGCCCGTCTTTCATTACTCTTCAGTCATCGGTTGAGCAGCGCCTCTTGCCGCACCAGTTGCGAAGTCTTGAAGTGCATCACGACCCCAATCAATGCCAAACTTCTTACCAATCCTGATAGCCTCTTGAATTTTATCTTGGTCAAAAGTGCCATTCTTTTGCTGAAGTGCTGAGAACACTTTTACTGCATCATTAGGGTTTAACAACAAGGTCTTCAGCTTCTCTTCTGTTGCCGCAGATGCCTTGTTTGCCCAGAACTTACTCATCAATGAGCTAATGGCATAAAACGGCCCAGAAACAGGGTTTGTGAAGCGTGAGATAACTTGCTCTGGAGGTATGCCAACAACACTCTCAAATGGTGTTTTAGGTACTGTTTCAACCTTAAATGGCACATTGGTCAAGTCTCTGTTTAGTCTGCCAGAAACCAAAGCAAAGTCTTGAATCTTCTGAGCGTATGTTGGGCCAAACACTCTGTTAAACACAGCCGCTTTTGTTCTGTCGTTCAATGTTGCTACAGGATCACCTGCACGAACAATGTCATCCAACATAAAAGAACGAGCCGCATTTACTGCATCCTTGTTAGCACCATACTGTTGCATGAACTTATTAGTAAAGTTCACATCAGAGTACATTTTAGAAACCAATTCTTGTGGACTCTTAAAGCCACCAGAACTTACGATTTGGTCACCAGCAACCTTCTTAAAGGCGGCATCCAAACGATTACGCTCTGCAATCAGGGCAGTAACATTGTTTGAAGCAGTACGAAGCTCATCCTCTAAGCCTGGCACTAAAGACATTCCACCTTGGTTTTTGGTTAACCACTTATTAGCGGCTTTAGGGTCGATAACATCATTCTTTAGTGCGGCACGACTGAAACTATCATAAAAGGCATCTCTGGCAACACGAACACCCTCTTCACCCGTAGCTTTGATAAAGTCATCAACATTAGACTTGTTGCCAATGATGGCGGGAGCAATCTGCTCAACAAACTTCTTGCGATCAACCGCCTTCAATGTTTCAGAATTGAATGGCAAACCAACCTTTTGGAAGTAAGAAGCATCTGCATTGCGATAAGCCTGAACAAAGTCAGGATCAAGGTTATCAATGTGTCCACCAACACGGGCTTTCAACTCTGAGAGCAATCGAATATCAGCAGGTTCGCTTGTTTTACGCAATTGCTTGTTGATTTCCCGCTTTAAGGAATCTAAATCCTCTACTGTTGCGGCAGAAAACTTAATCCCACCCTCAGTCATAGGCTTGCCTTCTGCGGTCAGAATAGGGCTAGGCTCTACTTCTGAAGGACGGAATTTAGCTTTCACACGATTGTAGATAGATGGGAAAGTCTTGAAGATGTCAGATGCTTGCTCACCCGCAACAAAGTTGAAGATGTCATCTACCGAATTTGCAGGTAATTCAACATTCTTCTGTTTGGCAATATCAAACGCCTCTGAGTAAAGCGGTTTAACCAACTGATAAGCGGCATCTTCTTTGGCGGCAACAAGTGTAGAAACCCGTTGACCAAACACATTAGGGTCAAGAGTTGCGTCCTTATAAGTATCAGCAATCTGTTCGTCAATCGTACGAGTTCTACGAGCTTGCGGTTTAGCCAAGTCAAGTGGAGAAACATTTACTTTAACTTTAGATGGGTCACCAAATAAACGAATTTGACTAGCAGCCAAAGCCTGTTTTGCTTGCTCAAACTGATTGCCATACTGCGCCCTAAATACAGGGTCTTTAGCAGACAGACTCTGAATCAATTGATTGACAACAGGATTGTCTGCCAACAAAGAACTTACAGGCATCTGTATTGGAGTGCCACCCGCTGTCTTCAATGAAAGGTTTTGTTGTGCTTTTGCGGCTTTTGTAATCGTATCCATAAAGGTAGGATCGGCTGCACCTGCGGCAATAAAGATATTGCTAATTCGGTTGTCTACATCCTTAAGCAATTCATCTTCAGGAATAGTTCCACGAACCTTGGCCCATTGACCACGAGCAACATCGAAGCCTTTGTTGACAACAGGGCCAGCTTTAAGCAAATTGCCCAATGTGTAAGAGCCACCGCCACCACCTGCAATACTACCAACAACTCGACCAGTAGTAGGAGCGCCCATTTTTTCGCCAATATATTCACCCGCTTGACCACCCGCTTCAGCAGTAGAGCCAATAACTTGTTGTTCAGCAGGACGAAATATTGTTTGACCAAACAAACCTAGACGCTTTGTAGCCGCTAATGCTGGAAATAGATAACTTTCTGGTGAAGTAACAGCCTCTGTTCCTTGACCAATAATCTTTTGGAAACCACCTTGAGGCTCTACACCAGTAGTCCCCAAAGATTCCATGACACTTTTATAAACAGGTTGACGGCCAGCTTTAAATGTCTCGACAATCCCGCCCTCTGTTGGTGCAGGAGCAACAGTTCCACCAGAAGCCCTCATACCCATTGTTAATGGGTTTATACCAGTACGCTCTAAAGCAGAAAATAATAGATTAGCAAGACCAGAAGTAGTACCAACACTACTTGCCAAACCTTTTCGTGCAGACTCAGCCACCACAGCACCCATAGAGGGAGTTGGCTTTCCAGATAACTCTTCTAGTTCGGCATCTGTTAAGGGTGCATCGCTTTGATACCGCTTGCCATCAATTTCGTAAACCGCCATGATGTGTCCTTATTCTTCAACAACAGTAACAACTTTACCGCTTTTTAATGTTCTGGTATTGGTTTTCTTTTCTGCACCACCAGCATCTACAAACTCAGGGAAATCAAGAGCTTGGTCTACACGAGCCTTATCGTAGCCAGGATTACTGTAAGCAATCTTGCGCTGTGCTTCAATCTCAGTCTTAGCTTTATTTGTAGAAACTTTCTTAATGGCTAAAAGTGTCTTCTTGATTTTTTCTTGTGTATCAAGAGTTGGAGTAGAAGTAAATAATCTAGCCACATAATCCGCAGTCCCACCAAGCAATGATGGATCAGCGCCAGCCGCTAACAACTCTTTCTGACTTAAATCACCGCTACCAGAAATAGCTCTAGCAAATTGTGTTTGCGCTGCCCTGAAAGAAGCAAAGTTATTTGTGTTGATAGAGTCTTGGATATTTTCCAAAGCATTATCCGCAGCAGTTACCGCTTTAAGTTGAGGATCAATCGTGCGTTGAACACTAGCCCTAAATGCAGGAATATCTGCCAAAGCCTTATCACCAGGCAATACATTGGTGATCGTAGTACCTTTTGCTTCACTCTTAGCCTTAATTACCGCTTGTACTTGTGCCAAAAGCGGAGAATTTGGAGGTAATGATGCAGCATATTCTTGAAGTTTTTGAATCTCAGTTTTTGTTTCTGCCTTTTCACCTTTGGAGGTTAATCGTCTTAATTCTGATATACGAGTGTTAAGTAAATTTTTGGCACGAGTACGCTCTGGGCCATCAGGAATATTCTCAATTTGACTTAACGAGTCTTCCAAAGTAGCAATCTCATTGGCAATCTGAATATCGTTTGGAGTCGATTGTTGACGCTCACGAGCTGCTTGTGCAGCAGAAGCCAATGCAGCCGCCCGTCTTTGTTGTGTTTGAGCCACATCACTCTGTGCTTGACGAGCATATTGAGCCAAAGCCATAGCGCCTTGTTGGTCGCCAGCTTGTGCAAGCATCTGAGCGCCTTTTAGGATCGACTCAGGGTCAGTCTGGTCTATCTGTTGGGCAATAGTGTTTCTAGCACTAATTAGCTTCAACTGAGGGTCTTCTATGCCCATAGCACCCGCAACACCACGACCTAGTTGACCAACACTTGCACCCAACTGCGCTCTAGCCGCAGCACCAGGGTCTAGTTGAGCTAACTCATAGCCTCTTTTTAAGTCTTGGTTGTATTGTTGACCCTGATACATTTCAGGAGTCAATCCAAATAGACCCGCTACTATATTGTCTGCCATGATAAATCCTTACGAAAATAAACCGCCAAACACATTACCAAGTGATTGACCAAACATGGCGTTAGGATTGCCTGCCGCCATCAATGCTTGAGCATAAGGATTAGCAGTAGCATTTGCACTTGTTGCCAAAGCTGTACTTAATCTAGCACCACCTAACCCCAACTCGCCAGCCCTTGCACCTGATGTAGATGCTTCTTTACCAAGAGCCAAGCCCATTGTGAGTGGTTGTTGTGCAGCAGTCTCAAGACCTTGCACTTGTCCCAAAGCAGTTGTAAAAGGAGCGTAAGCCGCTTGTTGACCACCATAGTATTGACCCATAGCGCCAGCACCTTGACCAAGCAATCCTGCTCCATACTGAATTTGCGCTTGACCAGCAAGTTGAGCATTAGCCGCTAACTCAGCCTCTTGTCTAGCACGAGCATTAAAGAGAGCCTGTAATTCAGGAGTAGTAGCACCCATAGTGCCTCCTTGAGCCACAGAAAGACCAGTACGACCTTGTTGAGCGAGTCTGTTTTGCAGATTAGCTAACTCTATCTCTCTGCCTGGTTGCAAGAGAGCCATTTGACTCTTCAAGTAATTTGCCGCAACTGCTTCAGGAGTTTCAGCAAGATACCCTTGACCTAGTTTAAATAGACTCTGAGCGCCAGTTTGTAGTGGTTCAAATGCTTCTTGAGCGCCTTCTGCTTGTTGCAAACCAGACTCAGCTAACTTAACCAATCTATCTTGAGCCGCTTTAGCTTCAGGGCTTAGTGTGTATCCTGCGCTTGTCAATTGACCAGTTACAGGATCAACTTGGAACTGTGAAGTGCCAAATCGAGTAGTCATGCCAACAGGTCGGAACTGAGCAGCGGCTTTGGCAGCAGCAGTTTCAGCATCAATACGGGCTTGCGCTTGTTGAGCCGCTTCCTTAGATTGTTGCATCTGAAGCAAACTACCCGCAGTACCCAAACCACCAGAGAATAGATTTGCAAGATTTCCCGCAGTTAATCCTGTCCCAACCTTAGAACCCAAAAGAGAACCGCCAACACCAGCACCAAGATTACCCAAAGTAGAACCAAGGGTAGCACCACCAAGCAAAGTGTTTGCACCTGCCAAACCACCAACAGTTGTCAAACCTGCACCTAAAGAACCACCAAGACCTGCTGCACCCGTAAGACCACCAAGACCTCCAGCACCCGCAGTTGTAAGTCCTGTTCCTAAAGAACCGCCCAAACCAGCCGCACCACTAACACCGCCAAGACCACCTGCGCCACCTACTGTTAAACCAGTTCCAGCACCCATTCCTGCAACAGTACCTAAAGCACCTGCTCCACCAGTACCTGCAAGTAATCCCGCATCGGCTAATGCTTCGCCAGCAAAGGTTGTTCCTGCACCACCACCAAATAAACTCTCAAAGCCACCACCTAGTCCACCAAACAAACCAGCAGAACCTGCCAAGAACTTTAGAAAGTCTTGACCAGCATTTACTTCTTGTTGAACACCAGTTCTCTGAAGTTCACCAGTAGGTGTGTATTGCTGATAGCCACCACCAACTTGGTTTTCACCTGCTTTATAGGTAATGACATTCTCTAGTCCACCAATTTGCTGATCCTCACCAGAACCAATTACTTGGTTAACGGCTTGAACATAAGTATCCCCAAGCAATACTGCTTGATTAGGAGGTATTACAGCGCCTACACGAGCCGCAACTTCACCTTCATTTAGTCCAACTGCTTGAGCCATTTGAGCAGGAGAAACCCCATAAGTCTCCATAGCCGTAACGATCTGGGCATCACTCATGCCAGGGTTTGCTACTAAGAAATCTACAATTTGTTCGCTAGTTACAGCCATGATTACTCCTTATTGTGGCTCATCAGGCCATGTAATAGTCCAAGGGAAACCTGTCTGCGTAGTGACATCACGCAGCGCTTGGCGATAGGTAGCCCATACTGCTTTGTCAACAGGAGCATCAGCTACTTGTGTCCAGTCACACTCAGCTAACTTAGCATCACGAGTAGCACGAACACTCTTAGCCTGTTCAGCATCCTTAGAAGCCTTGTACGCCACTTCTTGTTCAGCAGCAGTAGTTGTTACACCATCTACAACTTGGTCAATGAAGACAGGGCCAAGCACATATTTTGTGTACCACTTACCATCAATCTGCTCAACACCAGAGGCTTGAGAGTATTGGTAAACAGTACCGCCTGTAGCTTGTGGGCCTTCAAAGACTACATCAGCACCCAAAGCAGTTAAGACTTCAGTTGTTGTTGTCTCCCATGATGGGCCACCATTGGCTTTTGTGTAAGCACGAAATTCTGCTTCGTACATTACTTGTCCATTATTTGTTCTGATTTGCATGATTATTTCCTTACGCTATGGCGATTCCAATGTAGGTTGCAGAAGACACATTCACATTAGTTGCTGAAACTTGGTTGACCACAAAGCCAGTTGAGTCTGTGTCAATTGTGTCATCAGATGTTACTTCAGCGGCTGTTGTATTGAGGCTAAGGTGCGGGTCATTCCCACTAACGATACCCCTTGCACTATCCCAAACATACCAATCACCTATGGCATCAGTGCGCTTGATAAGAACAAACCTTGCACCACCTGTAAAGCCACAGTTAATAGTCTGTGATGAGCCATTTCCTGTGTATGAAAATACTTTGGAAACACCTGCAAGCGTTGCGAATAAATAGGCTACATATGTAGAGCCAGAACCATTTACCCAATTAGATGTGCCAAGCGAAAAAACAGAAGAAGTAGGGCTTGTGTCATTCCACCTTGTTGTAGCTGTTTGCGGTACGTCATTTCTGTTTAGTTTTAGATAATTTGTATTATTACCAAAATAAACATTCCACTCCTCACCAATGCTTCGACCTTTTACAATCATTAACTCAGGCACAACAGTTAAATTATGATTAAAAGTTTGCCCTGCTGTTCCTGTCCCTGTATAGCAAACCTCATCAAAGAAGCTGGGGGCACGTCTGAACGACAAATACAGTGAAGATGCGCCTTCATAATTTAAAGGTATTCCAAAACCAGTATTGCTCCATAGCTTTGATGAATTTGGGTATGCGCTACTTTCAGCCGCAGTTGAGGATGACAGCAAATAGTTACCTTGTGCTGTTGTTGTGCTTGAAACACCACGCAATCTGTCAACAAACTGTTGGTTCAAGATGGCATTGGTAGAACCCTTATCCGAAAGAATCTGCATATCAACGGGGAAGTTTGTAGTTCCTGTTCCGCTTGTAGCCACAATAGGACTAAACACACTAGTCCCACTCGTAGGCACTTTCATCGGGCCTCTGCGAATGGCTATGTAGATGTAATTTGAATCTGAAGCACCTCCCGCTTGTGGATATACAAATCCAGTTGCAGTTGGGAAACCACCACCAGAATCAGGATTAGCCGCATCAGATAAATTAGGCCACAACGATTCATCGTTAGCATCAGTTGCGGCTGTACCAACTTTCCAACCCCTCATGGTGTCAAATATTATCCAATTGTCTGCGGCATTTGTTTTTTTCACCAATAGCCATTGCGGTTCATATCCCAAAGTTACAGCAGTTGACGGGCCTTCGGGAGGGACACTAAACGACCCACACGAAATCACATTGTCTGTACCAGTTAGACCAAAGCCTCCTGCGTCATGTGCCCATAGGTAGGCTACATATTGAGAATCACTTGTATTTACTTCAGAATTTGTTCCTAAAGTAAAGTTTGTACTTGTTGGCGCAATAAAAGAAGAACCATCACCCCACCAATTAGCATTTGGAGGTGTTGCTCCTGCGCTTGTTTGGTTAAGCCAAAACCTTTGCCAATTAGTTCCATTTCCTCTATGTATTGCTGGCCACGCAGAAGTAAAATCTAATCTTTTAACGACGATAAATCCTGGCACAGAGCCAAGATTATGAGCAACAGTTCTACCAGCAGTACCATTTCCTGTATAAGTCACAACATCAAAGAACTTTGGTTGCTTGCGGAATGTCCATGAGGCGTAGGGACTTCCAGTGTCATTGAGAAATGAGCCAGTAGTAAATCCTGTCGAGGTAAAACTATTAAGCCCAATTGCTTGTTGGGCATCTGTGGTGTTTGACTTTAAATTATTACCCACTCCACGAACAGTATCTACCAAATAATGATTTGAAGGTGCTGGTCGTTCTTTTGCCCAAACCAACCCACCCTCACCAGCCAAGTCAATGCCATTGGTGATTGTCTGTGTAGAGCCGTTGCCTGTATAAAGCCATGTGCTGAAACATGACTCTATATAATTTGGCTCGGCAACAACACCTCCTCCGAACCCATCGTAGGATGCAGCCCCACTCGTAGCTTGTAACGGCATTGTTATTCCTTATCTTTACAGTTATCAAAGTGCCAACGCTTTGCAACATTGACAGCGATAGATTTTTGGCAATGAGGACAATCAACTTTAGGTTTTAGCAAACCCTTGCGCATTGCACTCATTTTAGCTTTTGATTCTTCAGATTGCTTACGCCCTTTCATTGGGCTAGGGCGACCCAATAATGCTTCAGAAGTCTTACGCTTTGTTTCTTCAGATGGCCTATAAGCTGTAGTCAATCTGGCTTTGGCAATATTAGCCCTACCTTCTTCAGACTTAGGTTTTCGCATCTTTTGTTTTGTTTCTTCAGAAACTATGCGACCTTTAAACAAATCAGATACATACTTTAAATGTTCTTCAGTATGTTTGTAACCTTTAGCACCATCACCACCATCTGTCATATTGGTCAATGGTATGCCAATATCACGCATTTCAGCAATTAAAAAACATTCAAAATCAATAGCCTGTGCATCTGAAACATTTTCTTCAACTTTGGTAATGATTGGTTGCAGACCAAGTGACATAAGTTTGCGTATCTTATTTAGCTTCTTTGACTTGCGCTTGGTGTAATATTTAGCCTCATCCAAATGAGCCTCGCAACGCTTACCATGCCCCTTACCAACGTAAAATGGCATCCCATTTCTAGGGTCAGTCAGCGTGTAAACGTAAGCGGTGTTCATTAGGCTTTGAACTGTGTAACTGAGGCAAGGATAGTGAACGTGGCACTTCCAGTTTTCAGTAAAAGAAATCTGTAACTATCAATGCCACTAGCATTACCCGCAGTAGGCGCACCACCAAGCCACCTAGTAGTGACTCCAGATGTAGTGCCATCAACTTGAACCGCAGAGTTGTAGTAAGCAGTAGCGCCTTGAGTCACCAAGAAAGCCACAGTCATTGATTGACCTGTACTCATCAAAGTATTCAAAGAAGTACCGCTAGAGGCTCTGAAGTTAACTGTCCAGTTAGCACTTGCGTTACTTGTGTAGTACA